ATTGCTTGGTTATCAATGTTTCCCTCGCCCACTATACCTAAGATAAGCTCGTCAGCAGCGTTGGACGTAATAGTTGCGTTACCTAGACTAATTTTACTAGCTGTGATGCTGTTTGAGTCAATTCTAGCAGCGGATAAAAAGCCTGTACTAATTTTATCAGCGCCCAGTGACCCTATCTTAGCGTTAGTAATTGATGCGTCAGCTATCATCGCTGATTTTATGTACACGTTACCACTAGACACAATGAACGGAACGGCGCTAGTAGTAGCATCCGCTATGGCAAACCTATCTGCTTTAACTATAAAGGTACTACTAGGCGTTGCGTTGTTAGCTGTGCTGATGAAACCAAAACCAGAAATATGATTGTTGTTATCAATTTTTACAGTGTACTTACCTTCAACGCCGCTAATAGATGAAGCGTTAGTCTGGATAGACGTTGTGTTGCTTCCAACAGTAGTAGAGATAGTAGATACACTTGAAGCAAGACTAGATACGTCACCAGTAAGAGTATTAACGTCACTAGTTACGGTGTTTACATCATAAATTAGCCCAGAAGAACTATCTCCGACAGCGGTTTGTAGAGCTGTTATGTCTGAGGCTTGGCTCGTTAAAGTATTACCTTGCGAAGTTACCGTTGAAGATAAGCCAGAAATAGCACTAGAATTGGCTGCTACGCCAGTGGTTGGATCGTTAACGGTAGTTTGTAATGCTGCTATGTCTGAGGCTTGGCTCGTTAGAGTGCCACCTTGCGAAGTTACCGTTGTAGTTAAGCCAGTAATAGCATTAGCATTGGCTGCTACGCCAGTGGTTGGGTCATTAACGGTAGTTTGTAATGCTGTTATGTCTTGAGCATTAGTAGAAGTTGTGCTCTGTAGCGTTGTGATATTACTGCTGTTGTTCCCTACCGTAGTATTAAGGTTTGTTATGCTAGTAGTGTTGGTGTCAGTTACGCTTTGTAGGGATACAATATCGTTTTCGGCGTCCCCAATAGCGGCCTGTGCGTCAGCTATTGCGGTATTTGCATCAGCTATTGAGGTATTTAACTGTGATAGCGGAATGGCAGCGTCTAGAAGGTCAATCTTGTCCGAAAGATCTTGGTAGAGCTGGCTCTGCGTGATCTCACCCGTTAATAGGTCAAGCCAGTATTCTACATCGACAGCTGTCTCTCCGTATTCTCCGTCTACGGAATGCCACGGCCCCTTGACATCATAAATAGAAACGTGCCGCGCCCAATAATAATACGCAGCATCCCCCCCACATTCGTCAACAAGAACTAACCCTGGGCTGGACCCTAAAAAAGTGGCATCGCCAAGTTGGTTTTCCGTATGCCTATATATCTCTGTAACGCTATGCCCAAGGTACTTAGGGTAATCCCAATTTAGTATCATCTTGGAGTACGCGCCGGTAACCGTGAAGTTAGTAGGCGCGGGGGGCAACAAAGATGAGTTTGGAGGGTCTAAGCTTACGCCGCCTGTAGGATTGCCAGCATTACTTAGCCGCTCATAAATAATGCCGTCATTGATAAGATCACGATATGTGATCGCCCTATCCCTAGCATCCCCCCTTCGGCCTAACCGTATCTCAACGGCTTCAGCAAGATTCTCCAAGTACCTGCGCATGGCAGGAGAAGCATCTGCTGGCGGTTTAGGTATTCCAGGAACTTTAGTCGGATAGTTTGTACGTGCTGATGAACTCATGACGTTGCTAGTATCTCTTCTGCAGAGGAGGCTAAAACAATTTCATTTACTGTTGCTGCACCTGAAACTTCTACCTCCCAAACGTGTGCAACACTAGAAGGTAGCCTCATCAGAGGTTCCCCCATAGTTGTGTTAGAGACACCGCTGGGGGTAGTAGTCGTTTGTGTGTACGTGCCGGAAGACTCTGAAATGCTGTACTCAGAAAGGAGCGAACCGTCAGCCCAAACCTTGACAGTTACCGGGTAGGATTCGGCATATACCCCTACCCAACCGAAGCTTATGGGTGTGCCAAAAGAGAACTCTTTTGATTTCCAAGTAAAAGTTTTAGCAGTGGTATCTGCTCTGTAGTTAACAAGCTGGTTACCTTGGATTATGTATAGCTTGCCATCTTTAGGCCGACTAATCCCTCCACGAACTTCTGCGGAAACCGTAATAGTAGAGAAAGCGTTTTTAGTAGCTCGCGGATCAAAAACCCAGCCACCGTAGGAGCCGCTGTCTTCCCAGAAAGCAACGTATGTGCCTTCATAGAAGAACGCCCTAATAGATTCAGGGTAGAAATCAGCATTCCACTGTTTAGCAGAAATCATTCCGTTAGAGACAACTTCCCCTGTTGTATTTGACACGCTAACCAGCCCATCTGGTCCCGCATATAGCACGTACTCACCCATGTCTACGATGGACTTATCGTTAACGCAGGACTGGGCAACGTCTACCTGTATAGACACCATAGCTGAGGGTTCTGTACCTGTAACAAAGTAGGGGAACCCCTCTGTCAGTACAATGACGCCATTGTTAGTTGCGGCAAGGCCAACTATCGGCTCGTCAATTGTCAATCGATACTCGACAGGCCATGCGTGTGGTAGGTAAGGCTCAGAAAAGCACAGCCTATTTCCACTGAAACCAGCGAATACCCCGCCCCCTACAGAAATAAGACCCTGCATTGGGCCATCAGGGTATAAAGAGACATTGTCGTCAGGTGGCCCCACCCAATAGGTGGAAGGCAGAACTTCACCTAAATTAGCGGAGGGCGTATTATCAGTGTAAGAGGTAGCAGAGTACGGTACGTCTGTCAGAAACTGAAAAGAAGTTGAAGCTGAGCCAGTATTGCTCCGGTATATGCGTTTTACCGCACCATTTGAGGAGTCAAAGTTATAATTACCTGACGGATTATTAGCAGAAGGCATATCTATAGTTACGGTTTCCGTAGATGTCCTGTTGACCGTAACAGAAGCCTCACTTGGTGGGCCTTCTTCGCCGTATGATGTAACTAATGTATATACATAAGTCTGTGTCTCTGGGTCTTCATCCTCAGCCACTGTGCCGGATGTAGTAACAGTAGGCGCTGCACTTGGCGCTGGTACACCTAACCTGTAGCTCAGACCAGGGTAAACTGATCCCTGTCGAATGGTAGGATCAGACCCCATACGCGGGTAATCTTCACCCGTCCAGTAGAACCTTTTAGCTGAATCGTTGGCAATTGGCGAGGAAACAGCTTTCACTCCATCCTCGTTCCATTGCAGGAGATACTGCCCACGGTAGAAAGCGACAGATCTTCTTATTGAATTACTAAGAGTAGTATGAGACAGGTTATCTGTAATCGGGACTAAGCGGCCCGATTCGAAGTCTATATTCTCAGCTGTTTGCGCTATGTCGTCAGCTATCAGCCTTGGGGATACGGCGGGGGCTACACCGCTGAACTGTGTAAGTCTGTAAATAGCCATTACTTACCACCCCAGTTCATCCACACGCCAGTAGCCAACGCAGCTAACAAGGCGGTAGTTAGCATCCTGGCTATCGTCTGCCCTACAGTCTTTTTGGTGTCGCGCCAAGTCTCCAGCAAAGACCGTAACTCTTTGACATCATCATACGCTTCAGCGTCAGACAGCCCGATGTCTCGCAGTGCTTGCTTGGCACCTTCTTTAGCAGCTCTGTCGATCAACATCTCTATTTCTTGTTCGGTCATTTCACATCGCCCTTACAAACCACACGACAAGCCCTATTATACAGCCCGTCAAGCCAGTTAAAATAGCCCCATCACGCACAAGCCTGTTACGGGCCGCTTGTTCTCTCGCCTTGGTCAGCCTCTGCTGTCGTATGCGGGTGCGTTCGCGTAGCATTTCCTGATAAAACTCAGCACCCACTGTGTACATGCACAACTCGCGCAACTGCTTCTCCATGTCCGCATACTTCTTCCGAGCCAGCATAATCTGCATTGCTTCAGCTTCTACTGACTTTCCACGCAGTAGCTTACTGCCTTTCTCATTGTAGATGGCGGCTTCGTCAATCGCTGTTTTCGCATCAAAGAACTTTGCGAAATACGCCCCCATGTCCTCTAAGTCACGCCCAGCATTGACAGCGGCCTTGCACATATTGAAGGCTTTTGTGGCTCCTCCAAGGAGGATGGCTATCTCGGCTACAGGCATGACTTAGTCCTCACATTTAGTCGGCAGGTTCGGTCATTTGTTGTTCCACAACTCAAAGAGGATACGGATCTTTTCCTTGATAGTGTCGATGTCAGAGTGCATCTTTGCCAACACAATGACTAAAGTTACAAAGCCAACTGCCAGAGGCCATAAAGCTGATACTGCATCTAACACCGACACAATAAGCTACACCTACACTTCTTCAGCAGGTTCGTCAGTAGCCCACGGCATACCGATGGCAGTGACAGGAGCCTTGACAGAATCCAGCTTTGCCTGAAGAGATGCAGTAACAGCCTCCACATCAATAGCGGATTCTACCCAGCCGATGACTTCTGCTTCGGTGAGGCTGTCAAAAGCCACAAAGCCATCAGCAGATGCGTCAGGAGTGAAGCTGGCGTGTACCATGGCGCTGACAGTAATATCACCGTCAGTCATTGAGGCGATTGCCCTGACGCGGGTAACACCGCCATCAGCAGTGGTGCGTACCATTTTGTCGATTTTATAAGAAATTGCCATTGTCAGTTTGCCTCCGCTGGCTGTTCGTTAAGGGCTTCCTTCAAAAGATTCACAAAGGCGGTCTTCCCTACGTTTAATTGATCTAAATTAAACTGTGTAGTCCCGATTTTCCTATCAAGGTCTGAGATGTGGTTCACAAGTGCTTTCTGCTGGTCTGTCATGTCTTCAAATGTGTATTCCACATCGTCAACAAATATAGGCGTTTTCTTTTCTGTTGCCATTTTTTGTTACCTCTTTGGTTTAGTTAAAATTTAGATGGTTAGCCATCCAGTTGTGTTATCTGCCTGGTAAGCATCTTCGTCCCAATACGCTTCACCTTCTGGTTTAGGTAGGGGTGCTTCCCAGATAAAGTCAGTAGAATTATAAGTCCAGCTTTCATATGGCCTCTGGTCTGGGCCTTCAGGTAGCGGGTTGTTCGGGAACCCCTCCTGTGCCGGGACATCACGCAAAGCAGCACGGTAGCTTGCCATCAAGCCTTTGTCGTAGTCTATAAGAGGAGAGTCTGGCATCATAGCCCAGTCAGTCTCAGCCAATCGTGCGTTACGCTGTGCGCGAACCTGTGACTTCTTATTAGCCAAGTCGTTCGCAATGGCATCAGCACTGCGGTCAATAACGCTGTAGGTCTGGTAATAGGAACCGCCACGCTCCTCAATAGCACCCTCAATGACAGTCTGGGTGTCTGCATCGTAGCTGGGACGGGCATCCTCCAGAAGTTTAGCCATGTTCAAGTCAGCCAGAGTCGCATCACTCAAAGGCAACGCAAAGCTCGTGTTCGGGTTAGCCTTGAGAATCTGTCTCTCACTAACAATAGCCGAATTGGTTATATCGTAGTATCTCATTGCCTGCATTTACCTTGCGTTTGCGTATTTGAAAGGGCATTCTGCGAATGCCATGTAGATAAAAGGTTGTCCTGACTGGTTCCAGTTTATATTTGTAGTTCTTAGTTTGAAGCCGTTAGACAGTAAATCTAAACCTTCACCAGTTTGTTTTTGTTCAGCATAAGCTACATCCGCGTAGAACCATTCGTCAGACTGATTGCCGGGGCTTCTTGCACTGTCGTGCATCATCCATGTACCCCCCGCTAATGTTGTATGTTTAAGGATGACAAAAGCAGGTCTAAAGCCTGTGTAAACAAAGGGGCCATCAGCCGCGCCACTCCCGGTGTAGGAGCCGATCTTGCACACACCTTCCATACTGGCAAATAAGTAGGCTATACCAGCTTTTCCTGATTCGTTGGCATTTGTATTTGCGCCTAAACTAAACACGGAGGCAGTTGGCGCAGTGTTGTTCCAGACTGTGTTTCCGCCGCCAAAATCGGCAGTATAAGATACCTGACTTAAGTCAAGTACCTGGTATTGTATACCCCCCGAATCTGGGTCAACTAACCAGTTTCCGGCTGAAGGTGCTTGGTATATTTTTGCTATAACCCACTGTGGGGCTACACTCATATTATGAGATACTGTTTGGTTGGCGGCTGTCCCTGTGTAGGTCGCTATGCCAAAAAATTTCGGATGTTGTTTAAAACAATAAGCAAGGTAATCTTCTCCAGAAGTATTTACTGCTACGTTACTCCCAACAGAAAAGCCGTCAGAATCAAAGGTGCTTAGAGTCTGTGTGGAAGTAGCTTCTCCTGACGGGTTGTCATACTGTATATACTTTGTAGCACCTCTGACATCGTCAAATACCATCCACGAATCTGCGGCATCCCTGTTCTTAATCGCTACTTTGTCGGGCTGGAACCCAACACCAGTGACTGCCTTACCCCCGCTACCAATAGCAGTGCCGTTGCCCGTGTAGAGCACAGGTTTGAAGTAGTCAGTGACGTTTTCTGCGCTGTTAGGCCCGATTGTAGGCTCTGGTAAGTTGGCCGGGGCCAGTGCCAGAAACCCCGTAGGTGGTGTGTAGTAAAAGTCGCCTATGCCATTGTCGTCTGCGTTGCCTTGTGCTGTCTTGTTGCCAGCAAATGTCCCGTCTTGCCCAAAATTTATGACCTCTGTACTGTTATATCCTCCATGGATTGGGATTAAAGTCTTATCGGTACTTATGGTTGCTGTTGGGCTAGTACCGTTTGCTGGGTCAGCACTATTGTTATCGGCACCAGTGTTTGTTATCCAAGTACCATCCCACCCGAACCATATCTTCCCTGAATCAGCATCATAAGCACATTGCGCTATTGACCCTGATGTAATACTTCTACCAGTATACCCATACTGGGTGCCATTAAGTCCAGTGTAGGTATAAATAGTACCATTGTACATAACCCACATCCCAGCAACGGTATATGGTACTGTAGACATATCTTTTATTGCTACATCGTACTCAGCAACACCTATTTTTAGTTGCCCAACAAGAGTTACATAGCATAACTCCCAGTACCACTTCCCAGTTTCTGGGATGCTCTGAGTTGCACGAATAGCAGTATGAGCAGCAGTTGTTGAGCTATATTTTAAATTTCCGTCTGATAAAGTTAAACCTGAACCTGCTTTATCTAAAGCATTCAGCGTAGCAAAGTTATTGGTAGGCGTATCAATCATCTGGTCAGAACTTGTCAGCCCTGAAGATGTGAAATTGTTGCCGTTTCCTGATACGTCTGTGCCGAGTGCAGCAGAGTTGGAAAAGTCTAAATAGAAACCGTTAGTTCCGAAAGTTAGTCCACTGGGGTTTTTAGGAACCCAGACACCGTTTTTGTCTTCGGCAAAACTAGAGGGGGTTAAGGCGGTTCCATCAACTAAAACAACGTCTGCCAAATAACCATCATAGTATTCTAAAACCGAAGAAGTATTGTTCCTACGAGACCCTACTGATTGAAAAACAGTATTGTTAGTAGCAGTGTTATAATTCAGTGAAGGGTTTACTGAGAGTTCAAATTCGGTCAGCTGCACACCATTCACATATACTTTTACTCGATCTGATGCAGTACTTTGTGTGGTATCAACTACTCCAACTATATGATACCAAGAAGAAAAGTCTCTTAATTTAAGTACAGTCCTTCGCTGAAATTGATTGCTGCCGTTCCAACTTATAAAGTCTATGTTAGCTTGGTTTGAGGCATTACTGGCGTCATGATTTCGTATCGTAAATCTATCGGTTTTTGTAGAGCCAGTTAATTGTCCCGCACCCCAAATAGGTATGGTCTCTGTCAAAACCCCCGGACCCAGCTTAACCCACGCACTAATGGTCCAAGTTTTTCGGTTTCCTGCACTAGAAGGAGTGCGGTAAAGGTGTGCGCTATCATTGTCATTAAACCGACAAGAGTTCTCTATCGTGTACGGATAGAAATCACCGCCAGCATTGCCAGCGGCGGCTTGTAGCATTTTGCGTGAAGAACTGCTCATTAAGCCATTCCCTGCCCAGCAGTGAAGCCGTACCAGGTACTACCACCATCGTGAGTGAAGAATACAAAAACGTCTGTTGCGCCACTAGCTGACAGCGTAGGTGCTGTACCACTTGGCCAGTCAACTGAAGAGGGCCATGTGATAGCAGAGCCGTTGTTGACAACCTTCAAGGTGAAGCTAGAGACAGTCCCATTTCCAGCGGCATTGCTGAACGTGTAAGTCACCGCACCCGCCATAGCTGTTGAGAAGTTGTTGCCTGTATCCAAGTTTATGGTGACTGCACCGCTTGTGCCTGTCGCATTGTAGTCTTCAATGTACTGACCGGTAATACTAAGATTACCTGTTGATTTCTCCAGATACATTCTTTCTGTCTGGTTGTCAGTCCATTGGTAACCAACACAGGCAGATTCCATCTCGACAATGAAGTTATTGGTCGAGCCGTTATACCAAAAACGAGAATCGTCTGAACTACCGAATCTAATTCCGTCAGAGTCAGCTAGGTCAATATAGCTTCTTACAGTGAGAGTGGTGTCTATAGTAAGGTATTTGAACCGGCCATTGTTCCAAGTTAGGGAGGAACTACCGACAACACCACTATTGTCAGTAGGAGGGTACAAGTTAGTAGCAGTTACGTCACCAATATTAATAAGGTTTCTATTAACATCTACTATAGCAGTGCCATCAATCTGTAGATTCCCGTTAAGAATATTAACTCCAGATTTACCGTAACTTTGTCCACCACCATCTAATTCAATTCCAGTAGGCCAATCAAGTTTTAACTGGTCATAATCGGGGCTAGTCCATGTTCCTGCTGTTCTGTATATAGCGTAACCAGAAGTACCAGTGTGCCAAAAAATACCTTCATTATTTGTTGCGCTATGGCTAACCGAAGAACTAGCACCAGTCTGATCTGTGCTAATAGCTATATTGTAAGTGCCGTTTCCAACTGTTAGTGCGCCGCCGTTTACGGCTAAATCACCAGTGTCTATTTCAACATTGCCGCTAGAGTCAATGCGCATGCGTTCTGTTACAGAACCAGCGTTTTTGTTACTAATTATTAAAGCGCCCGTAACATCGTTGTCACGGCTTATATCCCAATAATAATTAGAAGAAGCACCAAATTTAAACTGAGAAGTTCCTGTGCCTTGATATACACTCAAGTTTCCTTCGTTTACTTCAACATCACCGCCGTCTGTCGAGAGAGCGTTTCCAGAGCCGTTGTTGTCGATGAAGACTGCGCTGCCTGCGCCATTATTGTAAGCATAAAAAGCATTACCTGTTGCAGATGCGTTATGTACTTGCGAACGGATAAGGCCACTTCCAGAAAAGGAAGCAGAATTACAATAAGCGTAAAAAGCGCGTCCGGTAGTGGCTACGTCATTCCTAACGTATATAGCGTGTTCCGTGGTTGCCTCTGAATCAATGTACAACCCATCCCCATTACCATTCTGGTCGATGAATACACCGTAGCCTGTGCCTTCCTGCCTTGCTTGAATGACTGAATTTGTACTAGTAGCGTCAGTATTGTGAGCAAATATACCTATACCAGCACCGTCATTTTCAAGGCGAACAACTGGCGCAGCGGCAGAAGCGTTTAGTTGGCGCAAGAATAGAACAGACGCATTTCCAGTATTTGCGAGAGCCGCATTGTTGTTGATTTCCGCAGATGGCCCTGCTGTATTTGCAGAAGTAATATATAAAGCGTTTTCACTGGATGCCTCTGAATCAATTCTTAAACCAATGCCGTTGCCGTTTTGGTCGATGAATATGCCGGTACCTGTGCCATCGTTCTTAACTTGAAGCGCAGTCCCCGTAGAAGAAGCGTGTTCTAAGACAATATTGACCCCATTACCACTGAAAGAAGATGAATTAGTATAGAATCTAGCAATGTCACCAGACGTTTGGGCATCTGCAAGAACGTCAAGCACTCTGGAAGTGGTGCTTTCACTATCAACAAACAGCGCAATACCGTTATTGTTCTGGTCAATGAATAGACCTCTGCTTGCACTGCTGTTTACGATATGCAGCGGGTATGAAGGCGTAGTGCCTATGCCGAGATTGCCTGTTTGTATTTCCACGCCACCAGCAGAATTAAACTCCCAAGTACCTGAATTATTGTCTGCGACATAGCGCAGTACAGATGTTGTCTGGTCGCGGAAATTTATGTCACGGGCAGCTGTTGCGTGGTTGTCAGGGAACAGGACAATGTTGCCACCGCTACCTACTGAAGTTCCTCCAGATATACGAAAAGCTGAAGTGTCGTCACTGGAAACAATATCTTGAGCAAGAATAAGATCACTATCAAAACTATACCCACTACTTGCCCCAGCAAACGCCAGAGAGTTAGCAGTGAAGGTCTGAGTAACATCCCCAGCACCGTAGTTAATGACATCGCCATCAATTACGATATTGTCTACGGTAACAGCAGTGAAAGTGCCAGCAGCCGGGGTTGTACCACCAATAGTAGTGCCGTCAATAGTGCCACCGTTGATGTCAGCGGTAGGAATTGTAACTGTACCTGTAAAGGTAGGAGAGGCTAAAGGAGCATAATAACTACCTTCTTGGCCATCAAGAGTATCTGCGTCTAGTCCAGAGCCTGTACCGTCATTGCCTGCGTGCCAGATTGTATATGGGCTACTGCTGTTGTTAGGTGAAAATCTTAAGCCTAGAGTAGATGACCCCAGATGCTTAAATACTAAATCATTAGCATACCCAGAAGTATCTGCGTCTTTTTCGCCAATACCAATACGCCAATCTACTAAATCACCATCCTGCTTAAGACGAATTGAGGGATGATCACCTTCGTCATCATTATCAGTATCTGCTCTTATTGTTAAGGTGGCATCGCCTGCCGTGCCTTTATCTATCGAAAGATTGCCACTAAGAGTTCCCCCAGTGAGAGGAAGATAACTATTTAAACTGGAAGCGGCGGCATAGTATGAGCCTTCCTGACCATCAAGAAGGTCAGCGTCTAGCCCTGAACCTGTACCATCGTTTCCAGCATGCCAGACTTTATTCCCATCCCATTCAAGATTACCAGAGGTGTTACCTAATACTTTGTTGTTGGCTGTTGGAGTATTACCGCCTTCGTGAAGTAATATATTACCGGTTCGCTGAAAGCCATTAACTTGGAGTTTTGCAGCACTTGAAGCAATTTCGCTTCCACCAAGTTTTAAAGTATTTCCAGTAATAATCCCAGTAAAAGTGTCATTAGCATCACTACGTAAGAAACTAGAAGCTTGAATACCATCAACAGTATCAGCATCTAATCCAGAACCAGAGCCATCGTTGCCTTCGTGCCAAATCTCATAATTAGTAGTGCCGCTGAGAGGGCGCCAGTTAATTGCTCCAGAGTTATTTCCAAACAAAATGCCCTGCTGTAAGGCATTATTCTTGAAAACTACACTAGCTGCGTTGGCGCTATCATTCCGATGAATGACCAATCCTTGACCAAAAGTATCGTGATTGATTGTTAATCCGATGCTTGTGCCGCTAGTTATGGTATCGCCAGACTTTGATACTTTCGTTCCTATGGAGTTAGTCACAGTAGTAGCAAAATTAGGGTCATCTCCCAAAGCAGCAGCTAATTCATTCAAAGTGTCCAACGTTGTAGGGGCGGAGTCTACCAGGTTAGCAATCGCAGTGTCAGTATACCCCGTGTAATAGCTGCCTTGCTGACCGTCTAGTAAATCAGCGTCTAGCCCGCTTCCTGCTCCATCCACAGTCTTAATAGCCGTGAGAATCTCAGATGCTGTCTGATCTGCTGTAGCACCAGACTCAATACCGTCAAGTTTAGTTCCATCCGTAGCAAGATCGCGTCCGTCTACGGTTCCGGTAACTGCAATATTTCCTGTTACGTTAATGCCTGTAGAGGCTGTGGCGAGTTTTACTGAGTTGTCGTAGTAAATATCGACACGATCATTTGAATATGCTCTTAAGAACTGCTCACCGGTACCAGCCGCGCCTAAACGCAAATTTGCACCGTAAATAATTAAGTCACCTGTACCAGCGTCATTAATGTAACTATTGTTACCATCATGGTAAATCTGTAGGTCAGAGCCAGCACCGAATACAGCCTTATCATTGTCGCCAAAGTTAATGTCTGCTGTCGTTGTCAGGCCAGGAACACTAGTTGTTCCGCTGACAGTTAAGTCGCCGGTAACTGTAACATCACCAGCAAAGGTAGCAACCCCGTTACTCTGCAGGGTTAGCTCATCCCCCCAAGTAGCTCCGGCATAGTTCTGTATTTTTAGAGTTCCATATGTTGCACCATCTTGTGCCAAAATTCTCCAGTCAGCTTTGTCTGCTGTTTCAGCATCTAGTCTAAGCTGTGCACTTCCTGACTGACTAACTACTAGAGGTCCATTATCTACAAATACGTTAGTTGAATTCACGTATATTTGAGGACTAGAATCATTAGCCGGTCCCCTAACGAATGTGGTACCTCCAGTTCCAGCCCCAAGATACGTGTTGTTTCCGTCTGTAATAAGCGCATATTCGGTACCTGTCATATTGGCAGTGCCGAATGCTACAAAATTTGAATTATTTGGCCAGGTTCCTATAAATGCGCCGCCATCTGCGCCTTCTGTTGTTAGGCTTCCAGATATTGTAACGTCACCAGTAAAGCTAGGAGAGGCTAAAGGAGCTTTGCTATCAAGCTGAGTCTGAATGTTGGAAGTAACACCATCGCTGTAGTTCAGTTCTGTAGCTGTTGCTGTCAGGTCAGAAATATCACCAACAACTGGAGTGCGTTGCTCATAAGCATCAGTTCCATTGCCTATGAATATTTTGCCATCCCCGAGATTGGGTGTGTCATTTGATCTGCCAGCACCCATAACTACTACTGAGCCATTTGATGCGTGAGATTTGACAACTTTGCAGAAGTTCTGCACCAAAGCAGATTCTGCTGTTGGTTTAGTTTCTGTCAGACTGCCTGCTGTAGCAGATATGTAAAGAGTAGCACCTTCAGAGAATGCGGATGTGTCAAATCCACTTACCAGGCCCAAGAAAGTAACTTTACCAGTGCTACCAGCCGCAATCGTCTCAGAAGTCATACCAATGGCTGGCATAGTACCAGATCCATCTGCATCTGCTGGAGCGATTGTTATGGTATTACCACTGCTTCCTGTTTGATAAACCGGAGTACCTTTTGCTATAGATGAACCAGTGCTATTGGTGGCGTCATATGCAATATGATCAGAATCGATTGTCAGTTCGTTACTGACATCATCATAAGAAAGTGTAATGCCAGAACCGGCTTGGAGAAGTTGAGCTACTCGGTCATCAATACTCTCCGAACCGGCTATATCATTTAGCAATGCGGCAGTGAGCCTAAGCTCTACTTGGTCACCAGAACTAAAGCTTGCTGCGCTAGTGCCATCCTGGCCTCGGACAACAGTAAAAGTATTACTTGATATCGCTGTTACCCTAACTACCTCTCTAGTACCAGCTTTGTCGTCAAAGGTAACGTAGGTGTAGTCGCCCGCACCCAGTACCGGGAAAGCACTGCTATCCGCTACACTGATAGATGTCTCAGAAGAAGTGATCCCCGATACCAATGTAGTAGTAGCATTGTTAGCAAACTTTATAGCCATGATGTACGCCTACTAGCTAATAGTAATAGTCCAAGTGATGGTCATGCTGTCATTATTGCCCTTAGTAATCGGCCCCGCAAACAGAGTTCTACACAGCATAGTTCCAGCACTAGAGGCGTTGAACAAACCCGCTTCTCGGAGAGAAGCCGTTGCTGTACCTGCGCCGAACGTAGCTACATAAACAACCTCATCAGCGTTGTCTGTAGTAGAAGTCAAAGCTACTCGTCCTTCCTCACTGCCAAGAGTCGTATCCCCAGCGGCAGCAGCGGTTGAATCACTACCTACGGCCATGTGAGACATAACTGAATCAGTAGAGTCAGTCATCCTGCTCGTAATAAACGCAAGACCAGTGTCAACAACCAAATTGTCGATCTCTTGAACGACAACATCATTAAGAGCGACTTTTACCCGCCCTTTTACTTTCAAAGTTTCTTTAATCATTTATAGTCTCCTATTCATTAAAGTAGTAAGTGTTTAATGCTTGCGCATTAATCAGGGCGGTATCGAAGTCAGTAACAACAACTGCTAAAGCATCAGATGCACTAACTGTGTCTGATAGCTCAGAGTCCATGTCATAAGTAATTGCCTCATCCGTTGAAACGATATCTGATAAAGCTGCGCCAACATTAAAATCAAAAGAGTCCGCTGTGGATAAGCTATCAGAAAAAACTGAAGAAAAATCTACAGATGTAGCGTCAGCCGTGTTTAACGAATCTGCCAGCTCGCGAAACCTGTCTAGCGCTGTAACTAAAGCATCAGATGTATTAACTGCGTCTGACAGCTTAGAGTCCATGTCATAAGTGACTGCTTCAGCCGTGGAAACTATATCTGATAAAGCTGCGCCAAGATTAAAATTAAAAGAGTCCGCTGAGGATAAGCTATCAGAAAAGACTGAAGAAAAATCTACAGATGTAGCGTCAGCCGTGTTTAACGAATCTGCTAACTCGCGAAACATGTCTAGCGCTGTAACTAAAGCATCAGATGTATTAACTGTATCTGACAGCTCAGAGTCCATGTCATAAGTGATTGCTTCAGCCGTGGAAAAAGAGTCCGACAGGACCGTATCAATATCGATATCGAAAGAGTCAGCAGTAGCTAAGCCTTCAGAAAGCGCCAAAGCAAAATCTATAATAGAGCTATCAGAGGTGTTTACCGAGTCTGATAACCCACGGCGAATGTCTAGTGCTGTAACTAAAGCATCAGATGTAGATACGGAATCAGAAAAGGGTGTTTCAAACTCAAAGGCTAAAACATCATCTATGCTGATAGAGTCAGTATTAACAGTACTGAAATCAAAGGCTAAGATGTCTGAAACGGAAAGGTTTTCAGCTTCATAACGATTTTTGGTATTGTAATCAAGAAAAGCAGTAGCCTTGATATTGGTGCTATTAACCAATAGGCTTGCTTTCTTGTAAGCGACAAATAGGCTTGTTTTCTTGTAAGTGACAATAGCCTCAACAGCTATCTTGTTAAGAATGATCTTCATTAGTCGAAATCATCCCTAACTTTAATCTTCAACAGGTCATAAACAGTTTGTTTATTACCATTACTAAACTCTATCTCCACCTCACCTTCAAAGACCCCGGCCTTATTTAGAGTCCCCGTAGGAAAATTAGTGATAGCTACGCCGTCTGTAGGCTGTGATACACTACACGTAAGAGTACTAGTAACTGTGGTAGTACCAATCTCTCTTAAGCGCAGCCGGACAGTCGCACCAGTGATATCAATTGGGTCCCAAGTAGCAGAATTGTCAGGGTCAAGGGTATATCCGACAGCCGCAGAGTTGCTGTCTTTTAAAGTCAGGGTTAACTCGGGCAGGTTGTCCCCAACAACTAAATTTAATGTGTGACTGTAGGCCATACGAAGTTACCCCACGATATAGAGTATAGAAATTATAGTCCTAATAGCAATATTTAGCTATAAAATTAGCCGGATATTAAGGCCGCAACCTGACTAGCCCTGTTGGGGGTTTGCTTGGCCCACAGGCTATCCAAAAAATTAGCCGCTGCGGCTTCAAAATCACCCTCCTCCATGCTCTTAAGGGCGTTCTTGAACTTCAGAAGACCATTCATACCTAGCTGAAAAGCCATAGAAACAATAGCTGTTTTTCGGTCTTGGGACAGATCTGAGAACCAAGGGAACTTGGACTCTAATTCTCCCGTTACACGCTCGATATCGTTTCGCAACAAGTACATGGCTTCGTCACGAGATAATCCTGGGCCTTTGCCCTCTTCTACCACTCTTCCTACGCCTACAGTCCATACATCCTGAGTGCATTTGTAGATGAAAGGCTTGTACCCCTCCCACTCTAGTAACCATTCTTCCGTTGTTTTCATCCCTTCCCGCCTGAATTAGAAGCCCCGAAATAGAAGCTAATAACAGCCGAAACCAACCCACCCATGTAGCCTAGCACAAGATTGATTAGCTCCATAGAATTCTGCTCTGGCGGCATAATGGTTATCATGGCTATATAAGCGCAAAAGAACAAGACCATAATCAAGCCGATAGATTTAGCCGTCCAATCTTTGCTGAAGTGCTTGCGAGCGTCTTGCTTGTCCTTGGTCTCCAGCTCGAACAGATCAACGTCCAGCTCTTTCATCTTGGCTTCGAACTTCAACTCGGCCTTTTTAATCTCTGCAAGCTGTTCGGGGGTAACCGTCTCAAACGCTGTCTCGATGGCCTGTGGAGTGGGATCGCAGCCCAGTACCCCTGCCAAAACCTGAGCCGCCATACCGCCCAGCGGACCACCCATAGCCGTACCGATCGTAGGTGCGATACCGCCAATCAGTCCTTTTAGCTTGTCAAATTTCATAATAAACCCTAGTCAATCTGGTTATATACAGGTAACAACCGCCCAAAGTCTTGATTAGCCACTAACTGATAAGCTGTATCTACAGTTGGGCCGAAGGCATAGTTCGGGAACTTCAGGTTAGATGCGTCTTCCCAGAAGCTAGTTGCTAAGCTTAACGGGCCAAGGACACCTGCTGAGGAATAAGCAGCGCCAAGATACTCAAGCGCACCCATACGATCTGTCCTAAACACCGACCTATTACGCTCTACCCCAGGAAGGACAGCCTGAAGCAAGTACTTAAGAGATTCTTTCAGTTCCATAGATAGCATCGCAAACGGAAGAATGGCTAAACCAGCCGTAGCCAAAAATGCAGTCATCTCGGAAACAGCCTGCGATTCTGACTCAGATAGCCCTTTCCTCTTCCTTAACTCCCTCATAACACCACCAACAACTACTTGACCGTAGGAATAAGGGAAACTCTTCAACTGCCAAAGCAGCGCATAGCGGGGGTCAGATGCCCAAACAGGGCGTTCAGCGGCGTTCGGCCTAAGCATCGTGCTTTCAACAAACTTAGCCAAAGCATCTCTGACCTTCTGCCCTTCGGGGGTGTTGAAATCCTCGCTGCCATCTACCCACGCCTTAACGTCTTCTGGTGTAAGGTTTAACTCTTCAAGGAACCTTGCTGAGTTTTCAGTGGGTTCCATAGCATGCTTAATAATAAAATTCTTACCGAGTCTTGCAGAAAACATCCTGGTGAACTGAGTAAACCAAGTCAAGCCAGTTATTTTGAAATACCCAGATGCTATAGACCTAGTTGTGCTGCTCATGAAATGCGTATCCAGCTCCGACATAAACGCATTAGTCATAGACTCAGAAGTAACTACCCCTATCTCTTTAGCAAATGCCTCAGCTTCTTTGCGGTTCTGGAAAGTATCAAGGACAGTTCTAATCCCATTACCTACTTCAGAGAACTCACGAGTAAAGATAATAGCTGTAGCAAGCTCTGGTATAGAGGCTACCGCTGCAAAAGTCAAAGTAGTAAGCATTTGAATGAGCTGCAAAACAGAACTTATGCTTTGCATCGTTGGGCTAAGCTTAGGTATACCTACACCCAAGAAAGTATTAATAATCTTCTGCGCTCTTGCTCGCTCTTCTGGGTCCAATTGTTCTAATAAAGATTTTAGGGTGTCTTTGCCGCCTTTCGTTGCTTTATCCCACTCTACCTTTTTAGTGACCCTGTCTACATAATGAACAAGCGTCACATCTGGGGGGTTAAGGAACCCGGCTTCAGCTAAAGACTCCCTACGGACATTTTTAGTAAGATCGATAGTTCTTTGAACAGTGCTTAGAAAATCTTTAGATGTGTTGTCAAAGCCTTCTTCTTCGTTTTGAGTACCCTCTATTTCTTGCCCAGTAGTGACAACCCCTGCATTT